CACATCCTGTTCCTGGTGAGTTGTATATGTACTATTATGATGCTAAACATAAAGATACTTTACCGTACTGGGATAAGTTTCCATTAGTGTTTCCATTTAGAATGATGCCTGATGGATTTATAGGAATAAATCTTCATTATCTTCATTATAAACAGAGAATATTATTGTTGGATGCTCTTCAAGAAATTGCAAAGAGCCCAAGAAAAACTACTAGTGCAAAGTTGACTATTTCTTATGATATACTTAGAACAGTAGCAAAGGGAAAACATTTTGAGAAATGTATTCACAGATATCTGTACGACCATTTCAAGACACCAATCAAAAAGATTCATTCTGATAATTGGGTAATGGCATCATTACTACCAAATGAAATGTTTGTTGGTGAGACTAAAGAATACATCTGGAAACAATAAGGAAAGTTATGAGTGCTGCACACCACGATACTATAACAGGATTACAAAACTTCATATCCGAAGTAAAAAATAAAGGATTGATGAGGAATACTCATTTTGGTGTTCTTATTCATACTCCTACTAATGCTAATGGTGAAGTAGTCATTAAAGATGAAATAGCCTTTGCTGATGCCATGAAGCGATATATTATGTTTTGTGATTCGGCTCCGTTGCCAGGAACATCATTGAGCACTGTTGACGTTTCTCCTTATGGTGAGATAAGAGAACAGCCAACTCAAAGAATATATGATCCAGTCAATTTGACATTTTATGTGGATGTTGATTTCAAGATTAAAAAATTCTTCGATTTGTGGCTAAATTACATTATCAATCCAATAACTAGAAATCATGCATACTATAGTGATTACACTACTACAGTTGATATTTACGTTTATGATGTAGAACATAATGAAAAATACAAAGTAACTCTTCATGAATGCTATCCAAAGTCAGTGGGTGAAATTTCCATGAGTTATAGTTCTGAAGGTGTAATGAAATTGAATGTGACTTTACAATATAGAAATTACAGTGTGTTTGATTATACTAAGCAGAATACTATAGAAACATCCAAAGGAACTACTATTGATACTGTGTTGAGTACTGGTAATGTTTCTTTATCATCTCTAGCAAAGAATGTAGCCAAACAACAGACAATTTCAGACATTATGAAGGAATCTACTATTCAGGCTTTAGAACAACCTATTTTATTATTAGGGTTACAATGAACATTGATGCAAAACTAAATGATGTCTTTGACTTGACTCCTATGGATGGAGACTTGATTACTAAGAAGGGAGTAATAATTCCTCCTAAAGATGATGCTGTATCTTATGACTGCGATCAGACTAGGAGTAACTTATATGGACTACTTCAAAGTGGACAGGATGCCCTTGATGCTGCTCTTGAGATTGCTAAACAATCCGAACACCCAAGAGCATTTGAAGTTGTTGGTAATCTTATCAAACAACTTGCTGATATAAATCATCAGTTACTTGACGTACACACAAAGAAACAAAAACTTGAAACTAAAGAACCTGACCAAAAAGCAACCAACGTGACTAACAATTCTATATTTGTTGGTTCTACAGCAGAACTCTCGAAACTTATAGACAAAATGAATAAAGGCGACTAATTATGGCTTTACCAAAACAAATACTACCAACATACTCAACAGAACTTCCTTCAACTGGAAAAGTAATCAAATTTAAACCGTTCCAAGTAAGAGAAGAAAAAGCATTACTATTAGCTCAACAAAGTGATGATAAAGGTATCATGGCGGATACACTGAAAGATGTTGTAAAGCATTGTGTGGTTGATGATATAGATGTTGAATCTTTGGCAATGTTTGATCTCGAATACTTGTTACTCCAAATTAGGGCAAAATCAATTGGAGAGATTGTAGCATTAATTTTCTCATGTGATACTTGCATTGATCCTAAAGCCAAAACAAAGATCAACTTTGATTTGACTCAATTGAAAGTTAAGAAAGATCCTAATCATACTAACAAGATAAAGTTATTTGATACGACTGGAGTAGTATTAAAGTATCCTGATGTTAGTGCAATTTCTAAATTTGATACATTAGAAGATGACGATATTAATGGCATATTTGATCTTATCATTAGTAGTATTGATTATATCTATTCAGATGATGAATTCTTCTATGCAAAAGACCAGACTAGACAAGAACTGCATGAGTTCATTAATAACTTAACACAAGTACAATTCCAAGAATTGGTTAAGTTTTTCGAGACCATGCCAAAATTAAGACAAGATGTAAAGTATACTTGCCCATTGTGTGGATTAGCGCATAACAAGTATATCGAAGGGATTGATAGTTTTTTCTAGTAGCCCTCTCGCATGACTCGTTGGCAAATTTCTATAAACTGAACTTTGCCTTAATGCAGTATCACAAATATGCTTTGTCAGATATTGAAAATATGATACCGTTCGAGAGGGAAATTTACATAGCTATGCTAGTAGAATACTTAGAAGAAAGAAAAAGGGATCAACAGAACAAATAACCACAGGATGGGTCATGAAGAAAATTCTCAACCAACAAATAGAACATTTAGTAAAATTGGAAGAACTTGCAATCATTAGCAATGATGCCCTTGATGCTAGTAATATAGAACTTCAAAGCATGGCTCAAGACTTGTCCGATATATCTGAAAAGATGTCTACTATTATGGCATCTAGTAAGGAAAGAGATATCAAAGAAGCTGATGTTGCTAAGGTAGAAGATAAAGAAAAGTCTGACAATAAAAAGGACGACCAGTCTAGTAAAGACAAATCGCTAGAAGAACTTAAAAAGATATCTGCTGCTTTAAAGTCTCAACATAATGTAGATGTAGCGGATAAAGCACTTAATGATCCAGTTTACCATAATATGTTTACTCGTATGGATTTGTTAAAAGAGTCATTTGGTAAACTCAAAAATACGTTTAAGGATAATGATACTGGTAAAACAACTGTTGGTAGTACATTCAAAGGAATAACTAATAACGTATCATCCATTTTTTCTAAGAATGCTAGAAATAGAAACCAGTACATTACTACTGAACGAGCTGCTGGTTCAGTAAAAACTGATAAGCAGTTGAAAGAACAGTATAAAGAGAAACAAAAACTTTTATACCTTAATAATAAGAATGAAAGAAATATGAACGAGAATAGAGGTCTTCTATCTAAAGAAGAATTCCTCAAATCAACTTCACCTGATGCTAAAAAGTACAGAGAAGAACAACAACAAATTGGTAGTAGATTATCTGAAATCGATTCAAGATACAAATATACCAATCCACAGAAATCTGATAGAGAAAAAGATCTTAGATTCTTTGGCAAAGAAGGCTCTTGGAAAGCTAAACCAACTGAACCGACGCCTCCATCCGATAAACCATCACCAACTGAACATCCGATTTCAGGTGATGGTTTGGCCATACTTGAACCATTAAAAGTAGTAATTGAAAACGAACCTATTACGGTAAAAATAGATAAGGATTCTGCAGATGATTCACAAGAATGTGAATGTGAAAAAACTGATTGCTGTGAAGAATTATCTAATGCTATAGATTCGATAAAATTTACTATAGAAAAGTTATCAAATAAAATTGCCCCGTTAGTTTCTAGTAATGTAGTTTCCGATGCTAGTACTATCAGCAATACAAATACAAATAATGCAAGCAACGCTAATACAAATAATGCAAGCAACGCTATTACCAATAATGCAAGTAATGCAAATACAAATAATGCAAGCAACGCAAGCAACGCTATTACCAATAATGCAAGCAATACAAATACCAATAATGCAAGCAATGCAAATACCAATAATGCAAGCAACGCTATTACCAATAATGCAAGTAATGCAAATACCAGTAATGCAAGTAATGCAAATACCAGTAATGCAAGCAACGCTATTACCAATAATGCAAGCAACGCTATTACCAGTAATGCAAGTAATGCAAATACCAATAATGCAAGCAATGCAAATACCAATAATGCAAGCAACGCTATTACCAGTAATGCAAGTAATGCAAATACCAATAATGCAAGCAACGCTATTACCAGTAATGCAAGTACTAGTTCCAATATAGAAACTAAATTGGAAACAGCAAGATCAACTGAGTTATTCCAAGACAATCAATTATCCTCGACAAATGACCAGAATAAATTACTAGACGAAACTCTCAAAGTCCAAAAGTTAATTCTCGAAGAACTCAAAAAACGTACTGAAGAAATCATCAAGAAAAAAGAACCACCTACTAAAAAACCAGATGATGCTGATAAAGATATTGATGTTAACAAACCAAGAAAAACTAAAAACGATAGAACCAATAGAAGACCAATTCCTACTAGAAATAACGGTCGTAGACGTAGAGGATTATTTGGTCGATTAGGATTAGGTACTGCAGTTGCCGCTAGTGTTGCAGAAATGAGTACTGATGATAATCATACACCTTCTTTAGCTGATGTCGTGCCAGAAGAAAGGTTTCCAAACAGAACAACTAATGCGCCTAGACCAACTACACCGGAAGTACCTAAGACTTCTACTGGACGTGGAATACTTGATAAAGCTAAAGGCGTATTCAATAAGATTCCTGGTGCCTCCGTATTGAAGAATGCTGGTAAAATGGCATTACGATTAGCAGGTCCAGCAGCTGCTGCATTAGCTGCTTATGAAGTTGGATCTACCGCTATAGACGCTTATGATGAATCGTTTGGTGAAGGTGGCAAGAAAGTAGTACAAGATCTTCATCATAAAAAGATCATATCGTATAATTTCGGTGATTCGGAAGTACTAGATTGGAAAGGTATTCAAGAATTACCAACAGAAGATTTGAAGAAACTCATTGATGCTAAAATAAGATTCAAACCAGAAGATGACGCTAAACTTCATGAAGTATTGACTCATAAATTAGTAACTAGAGATACTAAATCTGAAATCGGTAAACCAGAAGTAGTAAAACCAACAGAAGTTAATGGTAAACCAGAAGTTCAATCTGAAATCGGTAAACCAGAAGTTCAATCTGAAATCGGTAAACCAGAAGTTAATGGTAAACCAGAAGTTCAATCTGAAATCGGTAAACCAGAAGTTAATGGTAAACCAGAAGTAGTAAAACCAACAGAAGTTAATGGTAAACCAGAAGTAGTAAAACCAACAGAAGTTAATGGTAAACCAACAGAAGTTAATGGTAAACCAGAAGTTCAATCTGAAATCGGTAATGTATATTCTGAAGATGTCAAGAAGATCTATAATGATTTGAAAGAAAACAACAAGTATAGTATTACTAAAAATGAATTGTTGGAAGATGCTGTAGCAGAAGCAAAATCTAAAGGACTAGAGATTTATTCCAATATTGCTATGGGCGAAGTTAAGCCAATTGCACAACAATTGAGCTTGGATAAAATTAAACCAGAAACTAAAATAGCACCCGAAGCAATCAAACCAAAAACTCTTGCTCCAGAAGCTGCTAATGTAGTTTATGATAAATCTGCAGAAGTTTCAAAAGAGGCTAGTAATACTTCTACTGTGGTCAATAACATTTCAGCTCCGACTAATAATGTTACTCAACACTCAACAAATCAACAACCACCAATGAATCCTAGAAATACTGAATCAACAATATCAAAATTCTTCCAGAATAGAAACAGTTTCTACTAGACAATAAAAAGGGGCCTTAATGGCCCCTTTCTTATATCACAACTTGTTAATCCATTTCTGCAATCTGAGCAAAGTAGTTCATGATATCTTCGTCATCGTCTACTGGAGCAGATTTAGCAGGAGTTGATTTGAAACTTGGAGCAGGAGCTGCTCTAGCAGGAGTAGGAGCTTCAATCGATTTCTCAGCAATCTGAGAAGCACTTACTGAACCACCTTCCCCATTCAACACAGAATTCAACTTTCTCGATAATTCATCATAAGATTTGAAATTCTTTCTATCTAACAACTCAGCTAACTTATGTTGCTTATTAGCAATCTTCAGAATAGCTTCTTCGTCACCTTTGAACAATTCAGAAGGAGATTCAAATTCCGATTTGTCATATGAAGGCCATCCATCAACTTGACGCATCTTAATTTTGAAGTTTGCACCATCCCAGTAATCAAACACATTGACTGGAGCTTCATCTTCAAATGTTGGACGAGCTTTATCCATAATCATATCAAAGATACGCTTACCGTATTTGAACAAGAATACTTTACCTTCATTCTCAGGATGTTTAGGATCACTAATAACCAGAATATTAGAAGTATAATTCAACTTACGTTTTTGCTTTGTAGCAATTTTCTTGTCTGACTCATTACCAGAATTCCATAATTTAGAATTCAATTCACCTACTGGATCATTCTCATTCAGAGTAGTAAGAGAGTTTTCAATATACCATTTACCAGTAGGACCTTGGAATCCATGTGTGAAGATACGAACCCATGGCAATTCATCATCTCCTACGACTGGTAAGAAACGAATGACTGCTGAAGCATTTCCTGCTTTGTCTTTTTCTAATTTCCAATAACGATCGTCACCGAATGAACCATTAGTAGACTGAGGATTGACAATTTTCTCAAATTCTGAAGTGATGCTAGCGAAGTTGTTGTTACGTGTTTTTCTTAAAGATGCGATATCCATTTTTATATTCCCGAAGTATGTATTATGTACGAAGTATGTTTTTGTGTCACTAGGATAGTATCTCCTAGTATTGGTATTTAGTCAACATTATGCCTCCTATAGTTCATCATATATCATTGTTAGTTTATCGATATCAAATTTTACAAATTTCTTCAACTTCTCAATAATCAAGAATTCCTTACTCCAAATAACAGAATGTTGAGGTTTCCATTCATCCAAGTAATTATTCATTTCATTTAGGATGTGCATAGTTTCAATAGTAACCTTTCCTCCCATATACAATTTGAACAATTCAGGAACATCACCGTTCTTACTGAGAAAGAGACTATCTTTGGATAATTGTCTCTTCTCAAGGTACAATCCTAGTTGATCTAAGTCTTCTTTGAAGATGTTAGTGATACTCTGTTTTCGTTTATTCCATATAGTAATATTACGTTCACTGGTAGCAATATTATGAATTGGATTGTCATTCCTATAAGCATAATTTGCTACCAAGAACTGGATTGCGTCACGTTCATTATCAAACTTTCTTGCAACAGCATTGTATACATTATAATCCCGTTTAGCAAGAAACTTCTCAAATGAGGTACCAGCTACTGAACCCTTATACTCAAACACATTATACTTCTCTGTGGTAAAATGAAGTTTAGTAGCTCGGTCAAACTTGAATAACTGAAAACCGTTCATTATAAAGTCATTGTAGTCGATTTTGGTAATCTGCCTTCCTGTTGCAATTCATACTCAATCTTATCTTTCAAAGATTTACTGATATGGGGAACTACTTCAACAGGATCGATGAAATTCTCAGCACAGTACTCAAGAATTGCTTCCATCTTAGAAAGATTCTTTTCACTGGCTAGGGTTTCGATAAACAGACTGAATTCATTAGCGGAAGTAATTCTATTCATAATTTCTCCAAGTAATATCTCGCCACACGAAACAACTTTAGGAAGTCTTCATATTGATCAAATTTCTCATTATAAGGTTTTCTAATATCAGAATTGAGTGGAGCATTAGACCATACTGAGTCAGAGAATGATTTGATATACCCATCGAACCACTTGTTTAGATTATCAATATGGAGTTGGAGTTCATAGAATATTTCACGTAGCTGCTCTTTATCTTTCAAAGCGTAAAGGGTAGCAATTTCATTAACGGTATGCATAATTTAGATTCCTTTGGTGGGGTCAATTTAAAAACTTATTATACTATAGAACTCCATTTTGACAACATTTAATTTAAATCCTTAATCTCGTCACAAAGTCCATATTCAAGAGCCTCTTGTGGACTTAACCAAACATCGTGGGGTGGTAATAGAATTTTGTTAATTTGATCTTCAGCAAGATTAGAGAATTTGACGTAATGATTCATTAACATATCTCTAGTCAAATCAAATGCTCTATTTGCAGCTATTAGCTCATGATGTTTTCCAACTGATCCATATGAGTATTGATGAGAAAGGATAGCAGTATTAGGAGTAAGAATTCTATGACCGTGGTATCCTGCCATGAATATCATTAGTCCAGCAGAAGCAATCTGACCAATCCCAATAGTTCTTACAGGAATATGAGAACCTCTAATAACATCTATTAAAGCAAATCCTGCATTGAGATCTCCTCCTGAAGAACATATCATCAAGTTAAGCATCTCAGCAGGCTCTTCTGAGAAATTCGAATCAATAATCCATTCTATACATGGTCTAATAGAATCATTCTCTATATCGTCCATGAGAAGGAAAAACGATTGTTGGTCGCGGTTACCTGAAAGTGATTCGTTAATCTTACTGAACATCTTGTTTGAAGCCATATTGAATTCCTTTTGAAGTTATAATGTAAACTCTATTTAACAGCTAACTAATACCAATAGAAGCCATTAGGACTATAATACTATAGAAGTCAACAAAAGACAACACTCCTAGTATCCCATTGTTAATCAACAGGAATATAATTAAACGCCAGTTTCGTTAAATTTAATGGCATGAATGTACATATTCCTGAAAAAGTCAGAAAAATGGCTTCTAACTGATTGATTATAAAGCGGGTAAAATCCCGAAATAGCGTTATTTTGGAATTCTAATGAAAAAAAAGTCTTCCGAAGAAGACTTATCGTAGACTGATTGGATTAGGTTTTGATTGCTTTATAGAAAAAGTGATTTCCAATATGAATGGATCCACGTTTATGAGGTTTGTTTGGGAATGAATCAAATGAGTCTAGGTTGCCTATTGGGTTAGGTACCTTGCCATCCAATACATTTTCTGCTAGAGTCAGGAATACCATACGGTCCTTATTAGGAAGACGTTTTTGTGTGTATTGTTGTTTGACTACTGAGCAGGGTCTTTTGTGGAGTATTTTAGTTGACCTGTTGACTATGGTATAGCCGACAGCATGCTTTCCTACTAAGGGTTCTCCTCTAGCTTCGGAATAAATGGTCTCAGCCGTACATTGAATATCACGTACGTTAAAATACTTTGGTTTGATTGGAATGTGCTTCAAGAGCACAGAATGTGTTTGTTTTATCGGTTCCACTACTTCATTTCCTGTTAACTCAGTGGAAGCTGATAATAATAACATCAATATTAATAGTCGCATATTGAAGTTCTCCTGTTTTCAGTGATACTATACCCAAAACGGATATAGTATTTCCCTAGTATCGGTCGACTTGTTTTGCCAGTTGATAATTTGTGGGAGTTGTGTATCGTAACCTTATAGGCTGCTCCTTTCTATTATTGGTAGTATATTTATATATTCCTGATCAGAATAACTTGGCCCATAGCCGACCAGTACTGAATAGGACCGCCCCACATAATAGATATAGAATAAGCATCATCAGGGTTATAAGTATCAGATACCCAATACGATCCTATTGAATGAGTAATCAGGAATAGCTCATCCTTAGTAGGTAATCTCCATACAGAACCCAATTGCTCTAATGCTTTAATAGCATCAGTCTTATTAACAGGATTAGAAGTGATTGCTAATCTTTCAATTGTCATCAGGAACTCCTATAAGGTGGCAATGCTGGGTTCTTGGTAAATTTTTCTCACACTCGTTAATTAGTGTATTAATTTTATTGGCATTATAAAATGCGCCGAAGATAATGATTACAATCAAAATTGCAACTCCTATCAAACTCAAATTGTACTCACTTTTCATTTGGAACTCCTAAATAATTAATAAATAATAATTTATTATATAGTATTGTGGTTTAAAAGTAAACGTTATAAAGGAGAATTTTAGTGTCAAATGTTGTGTACAGATTATATGTTGAAAAATTAGGCAATTCTAATGTGTCGACGTTCGTAGGTAATTATGGCGATGTATTTTACGACCCATCACTGCCAATTTTAAAACTCAGTGATGGCGCATCAGCTGGAGGAATAGAAATACCGACAGGGTATATTAATATTCCGCAGGTAGCAATATCAAATAATTATGTTTGTGTATTATCCGACTCTGGTAAACACATATTGCACCCAACAACAGATACTACTGCTAGGACAATAACTATACCTGCGTCATCGTCTGTGAATTATGAACTAGGGACTACCATAACAATTATCAATCAAAATTCTGCAGGAACCCTTACCATTGTTTGTGGGGACACTATGCGGTTGGCAGGTTCTGGTATAACTGGAAATAGAACGCTGACTGCCAACGGAATGTGTACTGCAATTAAACTGTCGGCTACTGAATGGATCATATCTGGAACAAATTTAACTTAACCGATTGGAGCCTTAAACATGAGTGCTATTTTAATCGCATCGTACCAAAAACCATCAGCTGCCCCGCCGACTAACAATAAAGTACCAGTTGCATCTATGACAACTAATAACCTTATCTATAGTGCAAATTCATCAGTAATACCATTTACTAATGTTAGCATACTCGGAGCTACTTCTCATTCTGGTACCAACTACAAGATAAAACAGATTGTGCTGCAAGTAACAGGAGTTACTGATAGTAATAATGAAAAGGTAATTATTAGCGGGTTAGAAGTCCCACTTGTATTAAGTGCTGCAAAACCACTACCATCCGGTGGAACATACGCAATTTCTTCGATAGGAACAACCAGAATAATCACACTGACAAACACCAGCGGATTTAGTTCACCAAATACCTTAATATCAACATTAGCTTATAAAAATGATGCACCAACTCCTACATTAGGAGTTAGAACATTTTTATTTAAATCGGTGACAGATACAGGTATCTCTGGTCCTGCTGCATCACAATACGGAACCAATCCCTTTTCGGCATTTAATTTTACGAGTACTGTGACAATTTAAAGAATAAGATCTGCGCTAGTAATAGTAATTTTAGGCGGGTTACATGGATTGAGAACTCCAATTAGCTGTATTATAAGTTCAGGATTTTTGTCTCCGTCGATGTTGCCGATCAATGCGTATTGATCTTTACAGTAATAAACTTCACCTACTTTAGGTGTGTGATAGTGTTGGAAGTTTCCAGTAAACTTCCAACTTTGCATTCCAGCTTTGTTTAAATTTGCATCCAATTTAGATAAATCGATTTTATCTTGCCCTACAGTAAAATCATACACAACATCTACTTCTCGAGTATCCTTAGATATGTCGCCTGTGAACCATTTGAATGTATCCGCTCCAGCATCTCCTAGCAGGATATCGCCGTCTGAGCCGCCAACAATTTCATCGTTTCCTTCACCGGCTCTAATAAAATCGATCCCAGCACCACCAATCAATGTATCATCGTGCCCGCCGCTGTGAATTATATCGTTACCCGCACCACCAAAAACTAAATTTTTAAATTGACCTCTACTTACATACCATTCACCAACTTGGCAATTGATATAATGTGTAATTACTCCATCAAAGATAACATCGCTACCCTCAGCAGCGCACGATTCTTCTGGTAAACTAGGTTTTTTCATTTGCATTCCCCTTGTATTTTTTGAAGTTGTTCTTCAGTCAATAAACTCATATTATTCTCCAGTGAAATTGTTCAGTTTTTCTTGACGGATAAAATCAAGTTCATGTTCAGTAATGTGGTATTCGTATTTACCACCTCTCCACGATACCTCTGCCTTACCTGCTTTAGTAGCTTCACCAAATGATGAAAAGATACCAATTACATAACTATGTGATTCTCTATCACCCCAGCGTAATGCTTCTACTACAAAGAACTTGCTCATTTCACTTCTCCTAATACAAATACTGAATTGGTTGAGTACATATTGGATTCTGACATCTCGTTACCTTCAGCATCACGACCATAAGCAACCTGAAAAGCTCCCATTGAATCATCATACTTGTCATCTATTTTATAGATGAAAACCATAGGACCAATAGTAGACGAACCGATAGTACCAATAGATTGGTCATCGATTACAAATTGAGTTTTGGTAACGTATTCGAGTTTGAAGCCTGCATCAGTGAAGCGTTTAGCATCGGCTTTTTTACGATACACTTTGTTGATGTCTACTTCGTTGACCACAGGATAGACGCGAGCAAGCGCCAATTCCTCAGAAGTTGCGATTGCTGCGAAAGAAGCAGAAGGAATGAAAAAGTAGTTGGTTTGTGTATCCATGATATAAATCCTCTTCAAATTTGTTAACCGAATTGGTTAACTTACGGCTATTATCCATCATAATAGCCAAAGGTCAACAGGGGAAGCAAAATAAATTTAATAATATGGAGAAGGCCCATCAACAGTGCTAATGGGCCTTCAGACTACACTGCCAATTTTTCTTTTGCTATGATATAATTCTTGACTAAACTTGACCTCACAATATCGTCACTAGTAAAGTTGATTCTAGTGAATTCTTCCATTGAACTTGCAATCTTTATGAACTCAGGTAAACCTGTAACATCAGAGGACTTCTTCAACAGATCATTCTGTGCAGTATCACCAACAAAGATAAGTTTAGATTGATGACCTATACGAGTAGTTACTGTATCCAGCTCTTGGAAACTAAAGTTCTGACATTCATCAGCAATCACAATAGCATTATCGAAAGTCATCCCACGTAACGCAGTGGTTGTAGTGAACTCAACAAATCCCTGTTCCGTCAGTCTCTGATAAGCATCTTTCTTACCAAACAAGTCGGCACATATCTGAACATATGGCTCTTCATAGATTGAATTCTTTTCTTCTAAGGTACCTTTCAAGAATCCAACATCTCTAGTTTGTACAGCTGAACGGATAATGATTAACCTATAGTATGGAGTGCCACGATCCATGACTTCTTCTAATGCTTTATAGATGGAGATGAAACTTTTACCTGTACCTGCCGAACCAGACAACATCATAAAATAATCACCTAACTTATAAGCATCAAAGAATGCTCTTTGGTTATCAGTCAGAGGTGAGAATGTTTTTAGATCTTCAATCCGCATCTTGATTCTATTAGAAGCAGTAGGAGTCTGTTTGATAGGTTCCTGTTTAAGATCGTCAAAATGCTTTTCAATAATTCTGGGTTTTCTGGCCATAAAATTCCTTTTTGGTTTGATTAGATGTCGGTAGTCTTATTTAATATACTACCTGAGGTTCTTTGGTGTATCCGAGAAAGTACTTCCTTAAAGGCTCCTCCTTTAGTCAAGCCTCCTGACATTCTTACTGAATTACATAATGCAGGAGTAGATAGTTGAATTTCTAAATGTGGGTTTGCTTTCTTAAATGAATCAAGTTCGGACATCTTCATAATCCGTTCTGTGACTTCACCTGTTTCCTTATTCTTGAAATCGTAGGTTGGCATTAAAATTCCTTCATTGAATATTGGTCTTTAGTTGGATCATAAAACTCACCCCGTTCTATACTGTAATACATTACTCTGCCATTTTTCCTGAAAGGACCAACGTGATTAGGAAGTTGTCCAAATCCGTCTAGCATAGCATACTGTTTATTGTCATCAGCTTTGATTGGAGTAAACTGGTACACACTTAATCCTCTTGATTGAATTCAGGTTCAGTAGGTTTGGATTCCTTAGTAGGCTCCTTAGCCTTACTCCAATCAATTGCATCCCAATTGTCCCTGTATTTCTTCATATCGACTCGGTCTTTGTCGCCCTTACCACCTTCCCACTGTCCAGCCATCAAACCTCCCTAGATTTATAATATTGATACAATTTAACATAATGAGCAAATTGTATTGGTTCCTGCTTATGATCAGGCAGGACTCCAAACATAGCAATCATTTCATCGTATATAGTTTGCATTTCAGTATCGCTCATCCACAGAATCCTGATAATGGTAGTTGTTCAGCGTACTTATCCGGATCAGCAACAACAGCTTTTTTGACCGAAGTAATAGCATATTCGTAGATTTTGCCTAAATCAGGTTCATTAGTCCAATTGAGTTCACTAGCACGGATAGGCATATGAACGTGACTGATAGTACCATCATTACAAATAGTACGGTAAACTACTACAGCATCATCTGAGATAGGTTGAACATCAGCAGTATGTTTGATAAAATTGTATGGCATTTGTATTCCTCGGTTAGTAAAATATTATTGTTCACTTTTCAATACAGCTAATCGTTCCTCAAGTTCTTTGATTTCTAAATTTCTTTTATCTCTTTCAATGTTGCTAACATTTGAATGCTCCATATAACTAATCATAAATATAACATTGGCTGGGGTGAATTCTCCATTGATGTAAGCATCTCTAAGGGATGACCAATCACTGCTTACATCGATTTTGCTATCTAACATTCCCGCTATAGTGTAACTGAAAGGTAACTCATCGTCTTCGAAGTAATTATAGACTTCAGTTATTAATTCTAAGTCACTTATAGTATTTTTCATATTACACATCCTCCGAAATTGATAAAATATCCAAACCATCACCGTGTTTGAAAATTGCTCTTGCTTTTGCATCGTCTTCATCAAACGCTACAATGTAGTCGAATCCGTGGACAATGTCTTTTTTGAAGAAGTAATCGAATTTTTCATATTCCACTTCAAAAGATTTCATATTAGCTGGAAGGGATTTGCTTAGTTCGTTTAAGTTTATTGATCTCATTTTATAATTCCTCTTCAAGTTTAAATTTGTAACCGAACTGGTTAACTTACGGCTATTATCCTTGATTATACCAAAAGGTCAACAATTATTTAATAAATAATATGAAAGGAATTTAGGAGACGTAGCATGGAAGGCGAGATCACTAGTTGGCTTGATTTAATTGGTAAAGTTGGATTCCCCATTGTTTCTGCTATTGCAGCAGGATACTTCATTTTCTTAACTCTGAAATTTATCTTGGATGGCACGTTAAGTTCACTCAAGAATATATCGAGTATCATTATTCGGCTAGATCATAGAATCGATATAATGTCGAACGACCTAATAAGAATTGATGTTCTTGTATCCAGTGCTCTTGGATTGAAGCCTGATACAAGTAGAATAGCACGTTCTGAACAATCAGATCATAGAGGAGACTAGTATGAGTCTTAATGATGTAGCAAAAGTTATCAATGAATATGGATTTCCTATTATCGAGACTATAGGCATTGCGTATATTCTTTATTATGTGTGGGTTTGGACCACGACTAAAGTCAAGCCGGTAATATCAGAAGTTAATACTGTTCTTATAGCACTCATCGACAGAGTCAGATTGTTGGATAATGATATGCTAAGGCTAACCCAGAAAGTAAACGTGGTTCTTCATCTTAAAGGCGTCGAACCATTCATGTATAAGGAAAAAGAAGATGAGCGAAACGACAAAGGGTGAATTCATCGAAAAGATTGTATTTGCCGCAGTTCCTATTCTGTTCAGCTGTATTGTGTACCTAGTATCAGATTTGAATACTGCCAAAACTAAATTGACTGAATTGGATAATAAGATTTCTATAGTAGTATCTCCAGAAAATACACCAAGACCAAACCAAGACCAAACCAAGCAGCAGAATTAGCAAGAGAAAAGTTAAGGTTGGATTTTGTTAATGAACAGAATGAAAGTCTGATAAGACATACACAAAATAATGGTCAGATTAATTTATTGACTTGGAGAGTAACTGAACTGGAGAAGTTAAATGGGAAAAAGTAAAATATTACAAGGTGGTTGGAGAACTGCTTTGGCATGGAGTTACGTAATAATCTGTATGTTTGATTTCTGTATTGGCCCAATCATATACAATTTCCTACAATTCTATAATCCAGGTCAACACGTAGATATGTGGCAAGCAATAACCTTGCAGGGTGGAGGTTTATATCATCTTGCCATGGGTGCAATCTTAGGCATTTCTGCCCATGGCCGCACCCAGGAAAAATTAGCATCAACTAAAGAAAGTTCGGCTGATTAGACAACATTGTACCGAGTTTTTGTATTTTATAAATAATATTGTATAAACTAAAAAGGCTGGTCGCGGTGCTACCAACACCCACCAGCACTAATCATTCCAAGATAAACAGGAGTCTACCATGACCAGCACAAGTATATATCAATCAATAGTACCTACCTACCTTTATATCAAACAACATTCCGTTACCAAAAAGAAATATTTTGGCAAGACTACTAGAGACCCATACAAATATAATGGTTCTGGCGAATATTGGTCCAAACATATCAAGAAGCATGGAAAAGAACATATTGTTACCTTGTGGGTTTCTGATTTGTACTACGACACATCAATTGTTGATATTGCACTACATTTTTCATTCGATAATAATATTGTTGAATCTAAAGAATGGGCAAATCTAGAACCAGAAAATGGCTTGAATGGTGGTGCTTCTGGCAGGAAGTTTTCCGAAGAATCCAAAGCCAAACTGTCTGTAGCAAAGAAAGGAATATCAAGATCTGAAGAAACTAAAGCCAAAATGTCTGCTGCAATGAAAGGTGTTCCTAAACCTCCCCGTACAGCAGAACATTGTGCTAAAATATCTGCTAGACAGAAAGGCGTTCCTAAACCAGAATTATCTGCCAGACAAAAAGGCGTTCCTCTATCAGAGGAAACTAAAGCAAAAATATCTACGGCAATGAAAGGTGTTCCTAAACCAGAAGGATTTGGTGCAAAAGTATCTGCTGCAATGAAAGGTGTTCCTAAACCTCCTCGTACAGCAGAACATAAAGCCAAGTTAAGAGTTCCTAAATCAAAATTCTTTTCAATTATTGAAACTAGAAAGACTTATGACAAGGGAAATCTTTCCAGACATTATCCTGAATTTAAGCAATATTACTGATATTTTCTATGTTCCTGCTGAACTGTAAAATGTCGTCTAGCATTATAGGATAATAATCAGTTTGTTCGACTGAAACATTCAAGTACCGGGCATCATCAATAATTTTACTATGAAGATGCCCGTGTACATTCATCTTGTGTCTGTATTCTAATTGAGATGGATGTACTGGTATATGACTTAACAATACATTTTCCACTGTATGATAAGAACGGATATCTTTAAAATATTTCATGTACTCATCTACTCTAAAGAAATCGTGGTTGCCTTTGATGAGAATCAAGTTCGAGCAATGTATCTGATCCAGCATCTTCAATCCTGATCTGTTTAGTGCAACATCACCAAGTATGAAGCATTCATCACCAAATTTTACTTTCTCGTTGAATCGTCTAACAAGCTCTTGGTTCATCTCATCGATATCATCCCAAGGTCTCATTTTTGTGCCATCTTCATTCAAGAACTTTAGAACATTCTTGTGATTGAAGTGTTGGTCTGAAGTTATCCAAGTTGCCATATCATTCCGGTTTATGGTTTTGATAATAAGAAGTTTCTAAAGTATTTCCAACGATTCGTTTACAGTCATCATTACCACAGAAATCTTTAGCCCACACTCGTTTCACATCTTCTTTGTGTACGTGTATATTTTTAAACTCTGGATCCCATCCAATACAGAATCCAAATATAATACCCATTAGCCAAGGCCACCAATAGTCAAGATAACTATCCACTACCAAGACTCCACACCAGTAACAGGCAAAGTAACTGTTGCATCTAGGTCAACTAGTTTATAATTGAATTGAATATCCACGGTATTGCCAATACCGTTAGTTTGATATAGCAAGGAAAAGTTATTCACGTCACTAAAACGGTCAAGTAATTTCACAATCTTTTCAAGTTCACTTCTGTGTAATCTAATTTCAGTCATCTTATTCTCCATTAGCAAATTGATTATGGATAGACCATAGTACTGGTTCAGTTAAGTAGTTATCGCTATTTTTGTATCTTTTATCACTACGAAAAGTAAAGGTCTCAGTATATCCAACTCTAATCACAAGTTTATAATATTCGATTCCACCGTCGGCAGTTTCTTTGGCCATCGTCATTGATGTTATTTTATCTATTGCTAATACAATGTCACCGCCATTACAATAGATTCTAATTCTGTTATTCATCTTGGTTTTCCTAAATTCCAGATCATATAAAGTGGTAAAATGATTGCTGCTACAATCGATATTCTAAAAGCTACTAGAGGTGCTACCAATAGTGTAAGAAAGAATAGTAGCAGGATAACCACAAGCCAATTAGCAATATTCATAAGTTATCCATTATAATGTTCAAAGATTACCCAAGCACCATTCAATGATATTATACCAATGATGATTAAGAGTCCTCTAAGAATGGTTCCTGGAAACCTCTTTTCAAGTGTCAATAAGATACTTGCTAAGAAATATCCAATGGTGTAAATTATAACAATAGTTATCATTACTACAGACATATAATCTAAGAATGATAAATCTTCTGGTCTCATAGATCTCATGTTATTTCCTGTTGTGCATTATTGTCATTCTAACATCAGCATATTTTTCTATAAATTCGTCATGCGTGATTTCCATTTTATCTCCATTACTATTTTGTTTTTTAAGTTTGTATATTTGACATTCCAGCTGTTTAACATAAACATATATTGAATGCGGCACTTTAAAATGCTCTGATAATTTAGTTTCTATATTCGTACAACATATAAAATATGAGGATGCCATCAGTTTACTCCAAAGTGTTCTTTATCGTACCTAATAATCTCATTAAATTCTTCAACTGTAATCTTACCATTCAGCAATGTTTCTATTGCATCTAATCTTTGTAGTGTATCAAATGTTCTTTTTAAATCGATAAGTGAACCAGGACTTGGTCGTTCACCTAAAGCAAGAATCGTTACATGCAAAGTAACGTAAGCAGGATGGAAGAAATTGGAAATAAACATGATGTCTTTTTCTCTATCAGTACAATCCAAAAACTCGAAAAGTTTTACATATTGAATATCCTTATCAGCAAATGGAATATGCCATTCATTAGGATTCATCTGTCTGTAATAAGAATTAGAGTATTCCATCATTTCAGATGCTTTGGTTGGTTTTTCTATTTCTTCAACCAGTTTGAATAGAGCATTGTGTTTCATTTCAAAGTTCCTCATCAAGGTTTATTATTTTAATAAAATTCTATTTCACGCGATATAGGAACAATTTGTATAATCTTGCCATCTGGATATTCTTCCAGAACTATTTCGGTAAATTTTTCTAATCTTTTTGAATTTGCTACCCCAATGTTACTTACTAAAATAAGTTTTGTATCATAGGGTGTTTCAACCGTAACAATATATTTTTGCATCATTTAATTCCTCTTCAATTGGTTGACCGAATTGGTTAACTTACGGCTATTATCCTTGATTATAGGAAAAGGTCAACATTTATTTCAACCCTTCTTGTATTCAGTTAATACCAGTGTGATATAGTTTATCGTCTCGGGATAATTAGGAATCTTTCTGTGGTGTCTAATTACAGCATTCTCTCCTGCATTATATCCTGCTAATGCCAACTTCTTATTACCATCAAAGGTATCCAATAAGAATCTAAGAAACCGTACACCACCATAAATGTTCTCTTTGACGTTGGTACGATCTGATACACCAAACCTTTCTGCAGTAGCAGGCATCAGTTGCATCAATCCTACCGCACCTTTCTTACTAACAGCTTTGGTTCGATAGGTGCTTTCAGTTTTGATTACAGCACGAACCAGCTTTTCGTCCACCTGATACTTCAATGAAGCATTATGGATATAACGGTCAATGTCTTTAGGAGTAATCTTCGGCTTAGTTGTAACCATTTGGTATGAATGATTAACGAACTTGGCAGTTCCTGTACTTGTATAGATTTGAGTACTAGGAGCCATCATTGATGATACTATCAGAATGGTCTTAATCATTTCTTTGCCTTCTTAGGTTTGCCTTTAGGGCATTGCTCGGTAAGTTTAACATACTTCATGGGAGAGCATTTCTTATGAGTCTTGAAGAACTTCTTTTGACTAGCAATACTATCAAGGTATTGCTTTGTGTAACATTGTTCCATAAGATTAACGATGTTGATGCAATTAGCCTTTACGGGTAATGACACCAACATCATGATTAGGATTTTAGTTTTCACTGATTGTCTCGTAGATATGGTAGCAGTAAACTAAATCGATTATTGGTTCGTCATAAATGTATTCAGTAGTAGGAGTTTGTGTACCAATATAGTCGCCCCATTTGTGCCATCTCCAACCTTCATATCTAGGTTGACTAGATTTAGTGATTTTATGCAATAGCACTACGAATTCACGGTCAGGTGATAACAGTTCAGGAATGACTTCAAGTAAATTTTCAATTCCATCACATACGCCATAATACCATGCAGAATCATTTGTTAGAAATTCAGGATCTCTAATATATGATTTAGAATGCTCGATTGCATGTAACCGAGACGAATAATTGCTTATATATGATTTAGAACGCTCGAGTGCATGTAACTGAAACGAATAATCGCTCAGATAAACGCCTTCTTGTAATTGATGTTCTTGTATAATCGGGTTACTTTTTAACATTTTATAATTCCTCTTCAATTGGTTGACCGAATTGGTTAACTTACGGCTATTATCCTTGATTATACCAAAAGGTCAACATTTATTTTCAAATTTTGTTATAAGCATTCATTATTAGAAAAACCACAAATACTACACCAATGGTATGTACTACTGTTGATAGTAATTCAAACAAGTTTGGTCCAATATCAATCATTACGCATTCTCCCAACTGATAGTAATTACAGCATTGTTAGTGTCAAAACGTATTCCAGAACTTGCATATGCTGCCATATCTGGTGACCTACTAGCAATACAGTTTGCTACATAACCATATTCCGTCAATGTGGTTACCAGAATTCCAGCAATCTTGTTAAAGGTCTGGTCAGATAACCCATCAACTTTGTTAAAAGAAATTGAGTATTTTCCATTCTTAATAGCATCATTAATCAATACTTGAATTTCTTGAAGAGCTTTGGTGATTTCCGTTTGTTTGATCTTGTTAAGTTCAGTTTCTACTTCTTTAGTTTTGGCATAAGCCACTGCTGCATGTATCATGATGGGTGGTTCCTCTTTAGGTTTATCAAGTTCAGTTAGAAATTCATTCAAGCTACCATCTTTGTATACAACATACCATTTCTCATCAACTTCAACGTACAAGTAGTTATATTCTTGACGATCATATCTCAGTCTGTAATGATCGAAAGATTCGTAGATGTTAGTTTCATTATTTGCTTCTCCACGATCCCTTCCATAATAAACACAAGTTCCTTCTTCAGGATATGCAAATGTATGTAAATATCCATTTGGCTCAATTCTTTTGTTTAATGAAGATAGATTACCAAGGGAAACTAATTCCTTAGCTAACTCGGGAGTATTATAGAATTGTTTTAACATACTACCATTGTACTCGAGATATCCATCCCAGTGGCAATAGATTTGGTGAATGGTTCCATCGGTGTGTTGAACTGCAATAGTAGAATTTGTGCTCATGATATAAATCCTCTTCAAGTTTTATTAAGTTACAGCTATTGTCCTATACTATTAGGAATGGGTCAACACTAATTTCTTTTATAATTATAACACCTCACATTTCATAGAATAGCCAAGTAATCCATCTTCCAGTTCTTTTTGGATTTCAGGAGTATGTTGTTCAATATAAAACTCACATTCCGCATAAGTATCGAATGTCATCACGGTAACTTCAGGAGTCCCATGTGAAATCTGATCAGCAGTAAAGTACATCAGCATTGTTAAAATTGCACCAGTCATTTCTATAATTCCTCTTCAATTGATTAACTTACGGCTATTATCCTTGGTTCTATATAAATGTCAACAGGGATATGAAAATATATTTTAGAATGCTTTATAGGTTCTTATTGGTCCCCTTTAGCAAACCTTACGACCATTATCCAGCATAAACAGAGATAGGGCAACATTATATGAAAGAAATTTCTACATTATATTCTCAACTGAAATCTTCAGCAAAATCCAGAGGCATAGAATTCTCCATTACGAAGACGGATTTGCACGATTTATCGTTTCCTATGACTTGCCCAGTACTAGGCATTAGACTTGATTGGAATAGAGGAACTGCAGGGGATAATAGTTATTCTGTGGACCGAATTGATAGCTCTGTTGGATACGTACCAGGGAATTTGGTAGTGATATCTAACAGAGCCAACATTCTTAAAAGAGATGCAACTCTGAGAGAATTGCAGTTGTTAGCAGAGTTTTATACTGAGTTAAGTGAATCAGTTAGAGTACGAGTTTAGGGCTTGCTGTTCAGCATCAAGCCAGTTTTGTTTTTCGTCATGTGACCCATTCAGCCACAAATAATAAGCAATCTCGGATACTAGTTTATGATGTTCTTCTATCTTCACTAATCCAGGACGCTTCCGGTACTCATTGCTAATTATAGGATATTCCATAACACGACCATTATCAAACATTTTAAGCCAATTTTCGACTAGGGTTATCATTTTCTTTTAGACAATTCATTATTCAAGTGTTCAAGTTCTTTAGTTATACTGTGAATCTCAGACTCGAGATTAGCTTTAGTATTACGTTGAGCTTTTTCCCAATTGGGATCCTCTTTTCCTATAACAACAATATCACGACTCCCTGTTTTCCGTATATTAAGAGTTATTGATTTTGGCAAGTCTTTCAAACGAGATTCTAAATTAGACTTTTCTTGTTCAGTGACTTTGATTCTAGCTTTCAATCCATCCAATGATACTTCTAAATTCTTATAGTTCACTCCAGAACAAGACTGAGTTTGGTATCCTACTCCTGGACGAGTAAATCCATGATGAGTCATGAGACCAGTCTTATCAATAGCAATATCACGCAAACACCATCCACAGGTTCCTCTGACTTGATTAGGATTAACTGGTTTGATAGCAACAGAAGGAGCTCTACCTTTAGTAGCATTAGTTTTCAAATGATCCATTATATCTTTCAATGGTGCATATTCAGAAGCAATTCTAATAGCATATCCAATCAATTCTGATTTGTCTGCTAATTTAGAATATTTCTTGATAATGCCATCCATATTTCTAAAACCTTTGTCTTTGTAATAGATATCTTCCTCTTCTGTGGCATAAGGAGAAGCATCTCTAGCTTCACGAGACTGGTTGAGAAAAGGATCTCGGTAATGCTTTTCCCAAGTAGCTTCACAAGAATTATTGAAAATGGTTTTCAGATTATCCAATTCTGCTTTACGAATGCTTCCTTGATCCATAGCATCACGAAGGGTAATTAATGCAGTGTCAAATTTATCCTTATTCTTTGGAGTCAAAGAATCCAAAGTCAATGTGAAGTTGGGAATTTGAGGCGATTCTGTTAGATATTCGTAAAATGTTTTCATTGATTATTCTTAGTAAAGTGTTGTAGTAAGTTATTATGGTCCTATTATATCACAGAACCATAATAAAGTATACTTTTTTCTACCCAAGTTTAGCATTACGATTAGCTAACTCAGCCTCGATATCCTGCTTCATCTGGAACTGTACTGTACCAGGAATAGCATTGGCAAGAAACGCTAGATGAGTAGTAAGCACATTAATATCTACTTTAGTCATATCGTCACCAATCTTGGCAACGTCAGCAGATCCATCTTCCATTAATGAGTATTCTTTAAATGACAACATTGTTATTCCTTGAAATAAACATATTTATTATTAAAGTACTTTCAATGCTTTATGCCAGATTTCTTGGCGTTCGGGAAGTCCTGTAGTGCCACCATTAATCTTCTTAGTCAATGTGACGAAATCACCTTTATCAGCAACTGTATTCAAATTATGAGTATTCCAGAAGTAGCAAGCAGACTCAATTGCTCCATTAATAGTTTCACAGTAGGCTACGGCTTCATCAATGGCCATATCAATACTCGAAGCAAACTTTGTGTAGTTTTCTTTACCCGTTAACTGAATTGCTCCTCTACCACAATACAAGAATCCTTCTCCAGAATCCTCAGTACCATTACCCATTCTATCTGCATACACTTTATTAGCAATCTTTTCAGGATTACGATGATAGGCTTTAGCTTCTGTTAAAGTAGGGAATCGTTTTGGCCATACTTTACAGAGTCCTTCTGCACTATAATTGAGGTTTTCTTTGAGGGTATTGAAGCTACCAGATTCATGACCAGTCTGAGCAAGAAATGCTGCTAGACGTTCTTTGGTGGTAATCTGATATTTGGGAAGAATGATATTAAGTGCTTTGGTTGTATCATTTGGGTTTTTACAAGCTGGGAAGATTTGTTTGAACTTGTCTACTGTTATCATGTTGTCTCCTAATTCCATAAATTTCTAAAATATTTTCCAAAAAGTCTTAGTCCATTGTTTACTCGTTCTTGCATGAACTCGTATGCTTCTGAGTCGTTGAACTGTATTAGTACCATATGCTCCCAATCATCATTTACAATGTGTTCAAATGCCCATATCATCTCATCGATGACATAATCCCACCGTTTAAAGTAGAACTCATCAGTATCATAAGGTTCTTTGACTCTAGGAGCATTCATAGATTTGATACTATCAGGTACGTCTGAATCATCAACATTAGGAGCACCATGAAGGTTCACTTTGAATTTCTTTAGCATCTTGAGAATGATAGGGGCCAGAGTATGATCCATACTCCAGGTATCCCAATCATCTATGTGAATTACTTCAGTTGGTTTTCTTAATGGATTATTTTCATATGCCCAATTGAGGAAATCATTTACCCAAGTATTTGCTAATTTTTCTCCTAGCTCCCAACATTCGTCTTCGGTCCAACCAACGTGCTGTAAAAGGTCTGCTAGTTGATAAGGACCAAACCACCAATTTTTAGGTTTCCCTAGATACACTTTCATTTATACCTCAATTGTTTTAGGTTTGTAATTGATAGCAGTATCCTCGTACCCAAGATATCCTCTAGGATTACATACTAGTCTCGTATCACCAAGATAATGATCAAACGGGTCATGAGTGTGGCCAGAAATCCATGCTTTGATTTGTGGATGTCCTAATATGAAATAATCAAGATCAGAATGGTATGCCATATTTCTTATATTATTATCATTAAATGAACACGATTGTCCTTGAGAAAATCTTTCGCTAAGATTTTTAAAACTAGGAGAATGATGAGTGACCATAACGACTTTATGGAATGCTGGTACTGTTTTGTTGAAGTATTCCATAGTATTGTAATGCAATTCTACCGATTTACCTGCAGTAAACAATTTACCATCATAGTCAATGCATATATAGTCGTTCATCATCCTAGCAATAGTTTTCATTGCATAAGAATCATGATTAAAGTTCGTCCAAAGTGTGCCCCCAATAAAAGCAGTATCGCCGATAGCAATACTACTATTATCCAGGAGATGAATATTCTTGAGGATATGGAACTTTTCTTTAAAAATTGTGGTCGCATCCAGAATATCTCCATGATAGTGTTCATGATTACCCATAACATAGACAACATCATCATAGTTTTGAGATGCCATCTCAAAGAACTCTTTTATACTAGTATAAGACTCTTTTCCTAATTGCTCAAGTACACAAATATCACCGGCAAGAACGAGAACATCAGCACCATTCTCGTTCACTGGTTCATAGAAACCAAATTCAAGATGGACATCACTCATGACGTCTATTTTCACTATAATTCCTCTATTGTAGTAATGACTCGAAGATTACCAGCACGGATAACTTCACAGTCATCAAAGTCAATCCACCGACCCGCAGTGTGTTCGACTAATTTAAAACCTGAATTGTCATCATCTTTAAGTACCCAAAATTCCTCATCAATCTTACCAGCATACCAATAGGTTCTCATGTTGGCTTTAATGATTTTAACTTTTATTGCTGTCATTACTACTTCACACATAATCTAATCCTATTCAATAATTGCGGCTATTTCATCTTCATGAACAACATACAACTCACCAGATATCCATTTAGCTTTCTTCCAATTGAGGATAAGAATATTGCCTAATTCTACTAGGGTAACATCATCACCAAGATTCATTGCTTTTGCTCTAATATTATCATCAGACTCTACACCTTGAATCAATCCAGTGTATTCTGGTTTCTGTTTTAACACTAATACGTTTTTGCCTAATACCTGCATTTTATTCCTTATTATTTATAATCATTGAATGAACCAGTTAACAAATTCATTCGAAACTCCTCGATCATCCAAAGAGCAGTTTTAGCATCGACACCATTCGATACAGTCAAAAGCAATCCTTCTTTGGTGTAAGCAAGAGTAAGAGCCAAATCTATTTCGTCTCTAATCTCGTTCATTTGTTCGTAATACTCATCATCAAGTTGCTTTTGGAATTCAGCATCAGATGGTTTTTCTTTTTCCTTCTTACTTACTAGTTGGATCAAATCGCTCATTTCAGTTCCTTAGCATTTTGTTGTTTACAATGACCAATACATTTTGGTGCTGTCTTACCAAAAGCACAACACCAATCATTATACTTTATCAATCTAGAATCTTTAGGGTGTCCTGCAACATGATGGAATTTACATCCTTTGCAATGCTTTGTCATAACATTGATTCCGCTTTCTTCTTGAGTTTAGCATCCCATCTTACCAAGTACTCTTCAAGTTTATCAGCATCCCAAACTCCATCCTTGGAAGGTGGAATATAACCAGAATATTCTGCCATCTCAACCTGAATTTTTGAGCAACCAAGTCTCTCCATTATCTCTTTTATTGATACGGTTTTCATTGTAATCCTTGAATAAATTAACTATGATTTCAGATGCCTGAATAGCATCTTCTTTATCCAAATACAGCAGTCCATTTTTCAATAACCAATTGTCAAATGCATCTTCGGACCAAGTATAACCAGTATATCCATTAGGTCCCATATTTGGAAAGTAGTATGGAGTTCCATGATAAGGTTTTTCAGTTTCAGGAAATCCAAATGGTCTGGTAAGTTCTTTTACTAAATTCATCTTACCATCATCCCATGCGTAACTGACAATACCTTGCTCATTGTAATTAGCATAAGTTCTTTCTGCACAATCGAAAGTGGTGCCAATAAAGTTATAACCAGAACTAATGGTATAATCTGTTGCCACAATAGCAACTTTAATACCATTGTCAGTGACGTAAGTTTTTCCAATCTCAATTTTCATAGTTTAGTATAGTTGTGTTTGCTGATTGAATTGTGACAATGAACACCATTAATCCAAGTAGGATCTTTAGATAATCCATCATTATGTTGTTTATTTTGAACATCAATCAAATGAGCAGTTGCATTAGCTTCTTTGATTTGAGTAAGCACTTGATTGAATTGCATAGTATCCACCATTGATTCTAGGTCTTGTCTGTACTTGATATTACTGTTGATAATGTAGTTAATTACCGTTGGATTTATTTTCATTCTTGAGTTCCTTTCCTAATTCATGTTCAACTAAACACTTATCTATTTCCATTCTAAATATTTCATACTTCAATCGTTTTACTTCATCTTCAAGTCGGAACAATTGATCGTATTTGACTTGTAAATTACAATACAATCTTGATTGTTCTTCTCTAAGTTTGTTAATTATATCAGACATCACATTTTGCTCTTAACATCATATTGACAAAGTACTTTCTAACACGAGTATAATCGACCATCATCTCGATTATTAGAATGATGAAGAATGCTGCAACAACAAAGAATCCTGAAGTAGCAATGTAATAGAAAAATGGTAGTATAGTAAGTACTAATAGACCATCGATGAATCTGATAAGACGCAAGCCACTCATTATTTTCTCTCCAATGCAGAAATTACACCCCAAACACCAATAGCAATGCCAACAAATGCTATAGCAAGTTCTGTTGGCATATCAACAATGCCTTCTAAGTTTACTGCACTGAATATAATAAACAGTGCTAGTATGAATCTGATTTGACCTTTCATGTGATTCCTAATTGTAGTGACTAAAATCTTCTAATTCTGATACCAATCCATCAAAGTCTTCTTCGTGACCAAGGATATCAGAGAGTTCTTCAATGATATCTATGTCAACTCCAAAGTCTTCAGATAACGATTCCAAGTACTGATCGCGACTTTCAAAACCATATTCTGTGTATATGCTCATCTTAGTTCTCCAACGACAACATAAATGCGATAATGTCTTTCACTTCTTCAGTAGTGATTCCTGCATCAAGAGCAATGTCTCTAACAGACATACCAGCAAAATACATATTGACTACTTCTTCTTGAAACTCTTTCATTTTATAATTCCTCTTCAAATTTTTATTAACTTACGGCTATTATCAATCATTTGACCAAAAGGTCAACATTTATATTCTTAAAAAGATGCCATGCCAAAAACAACCATTGCTACGAATGGTGATGCATATGCGATGGTGTATGATACCAACTTAACAAATATTTCTAATTCTAACATTATCCAGTTCCTCTTCAAAATTTCTATCTTACGGCTATTATCCTTGATTATATGAAAAGGTCAACAGGCAAATGAAAATAAATTTCCTCCAGACAATAAAAAAGCCAGTACAAAGACTGGCTTTATCAATATGTCATCAAGTTACTTTTCGTTCAGTAGGAACTTCTGCGAGATTGCCTTGAATGAGAACTGACCATCAGTCCGTTTGAACACCAAACCTTCTCTAACCTTAGCATTAATCGATGGACCATCAGCCATCTCCAATAGGTCTTCGATGTTACCACTTTCTAATGGTCCTAATCCAAGTGCTGGAGCAGTATCACCAGTATAACCCAAATTTCGTAATTTTTGAATGGCTTCCATTCTATCTGCCCAAACAAAATAGCATTGGTTGTCTATGTCAAAGATATCGAAGATAAAAAACTTATGAGAATCAAATCCTTCTTTATTACCTTGAATACCTGGACCCATCAATTCGCCTTGTACAGCAATATTCTCATTCAGTTCAATCAATGCTTTCAGTAATCCAGTCGACTTGGCAATCTCAACAAACGAATTGCCTTCTTGCTCAAGTTCCAAATCTAAGTTTCTTGAACAGACACCTACCAAACCAGCATTATGATAAACGGTACAAGATGAACCATCCAACTTCAAAGATACTTCAAAATGCACTTGATCTTGATACGCTTGAGCAATGTCGTGTACTAGGTTCTGGCATCTTTCTTGGTCAGTCTTACGGATAAATGCAGGAAAATTACCTTTCATTTGACCACGAAGATTTGCGGGAATAGGAGCTTCCCATTTCTGAACATTCAAAAAATCAGATACATCTATAGTTTCTGCTAAGTCTGGCAAATAACTATCATATTCAGTAGAATCCAAGAGATTCATCGGTAATATCAATCCCTGAGAAACTTGACCTTTCAACTTGACAGTTCTTAATCGTTCACCCTTAACGCCATTATATTCTCTAGGCTCTTTACCTTTAGATAAGAATGGAGCAATCACATGTGGAATCCAAGAATCGATTTCGGCATATAGTACTAAATCGCCCACATTATATTTTCCTACTTGGTCAACAACCCACCAACCTTTAACTCGGTATGCACAAATCAAATCAGCACCAGGAATAGATTTGACTTCAACTACTGGATTGATAGTAACCATTTTTCTAAATTCTACAGGCATATAAGTTCTCCTCAAATTTCAATTAATATATTAGCTCGATCCCAATCTACATATTCCCAATCAGGTTTTGTTATAACTTTGTATCTAGCAGAAGTGCCTAGTTTATAGCATCGTTCATTTAATGAGTTTACTATAGCTATAGCACTACTTAATGATCTAGCACTTTGGGTAGGAGTTTTTAATTTCTCATTAATTATAAGATAATCGTCAGTCTTTTCAAAATACATTACAACCTCAATGAAGGGTCTGGCCATTTCTCATGACACCACATACTCCGGCAATATATTGTTTGAGTGTTTCATGAGCAATCATATCGGCAAAATTTTCCAGTGGGATTTTTAAGTCGTTGTCTGACGATATAACTCCATCATCAGACACATTGAATCCAGCCTTTGCTGCATAATCGTGTAACCAATACATTACCAATGTCTCATGTGATGATGGTGATGATTATATCCATGCCAATAATTATGATGGCTAGGATACACCACAACAGGATTAGGATTATATCCGTGATAAGAAGTTGGATGCACTACACATCCAGTAGATACAAACAAGGCTAAAATACAGAATAGTTTCTTCATAATTCCTCAACGTGAATAGTAGTTAACAGTAAACTGATCAAATTCTCTGACATTGTACTTTTCGAATTCCATTGGAACGTTGAACGTAATATCACCTTTGACTTCCAACTTCATTCTTGATACAATAGCAATCCTACAGTAATCTACAAGAGCAAAATATACTTCTCCACCACCACAAATCATAAAACTTAATGTTGGATTGCGTTGAGTATAAGTCAAGAAATTATCAATAGTCATTGTAGTGAATCCTGCCAATTCGTAACTTGGATCTCTACTTAATACAATACAATCACGACCAGGCAATTTACCAGTAGTTTCGGCAGTAATCCTACCCATCACAATAACAGAACCCATTGTAGTGTCTCTGAAGTGTTTAAGTTCTTCTCGGCAATGCCACAACATACCAGTAGTACAAGAATCCCCAATAACACCAAATTTTGCTACAGCAGCAATCAGGTATAGATTATCAAATGGCTTCATACAGCAACCTCAGCCTTTATTGTACCATGAGAACGATATCCCATCAACTCATAACTGTACTCATAAATCTCATCGATGGAATTATAATTATCTTTGAACACTAAGGAGGGAATTCCATACTCAGTCAGATTTCTCGATAATAATTCTTTAGCTTGAGCAACGTGATTATTATACAAATGAACATCACCAAACGAGATTACTAATTGATCAGGAAGCATATTAGTAATATTGCCAATGATTTCTGTCAGTAAAGCATAGGATGCGATGTTGAACGGAGCGCCCAAGAATATATCACACGATCTTTGGTACAAATGACACGATAATGCATATTTAGGAACTCCTACATTATCCATAAGATGTTCATAATCTCGGTCGTAACCTAACCCATAATGAACTCCAAGATGTTTCTGTACATAAAGAATAGCACGTTCACTAAATGGAATTTCTCTTACCCCAAATTGTACAAAAGCATGACAAGGAGCAAGAGCCATTTTTCCTTGCTGAACATTCTCTTGAGGAGACAAAGACTCATCAGGAAGATCGGCCACATTCCAAGCTGAAATAATGTGACGTCTGCTAAACGGTCTTTCTTTCAATCCCTTAATCAGATTATCGATTTGATCAATTCCGTCCATCGACTCCTCAGGCATATTAGGAATTGGCACACCACCCCAATTCCTAAATTGCTTACCATAAATCGGCCCAAGAGAACCATCTTCAGTAGCCCACTCTTCCCATATAGTAGGCTTATCATTACCATTCAATTTCCGAAGCTCTTCATTGTTTGTATACCCATTCAAGAACCAAAGAAGCTCATTTGAGATTGCTTTGAATGAAGTAAACTTGCCAGTAAGCAATGGAAATCCATGTTGAAGATTAAATTTGATTTGCTCTCCAAATAATGACGAGGTACCTACTCCTGTCCTGTCATTAGCAGAATTACCTGTATCTAATATTTTCTGAAGAAGATCATAATATTGTTTCATCGTTTAACCTGTGCAAAATCTAAAAGTGTTTTTACTTGTTCTACTGGGATAATCAAATCACCATACTCATCTGTATTGCCTGATGCTATTGCTTTAACAATAGGTTCTAAATCTACGTACCGTACCCAATAACCATCATCAATGGATTCTTCCATTAGATGGATACCAGTGTTTAGTTTGAATCTTCTCACACCCCTTCTCCATAAAGTTTTTTAATTTCATCATACCGTGATAATGGCCATACAGCTTCGAACTCATCATTATCGAGCTTATCTATCTTGAACTTGAGTACTTCAGCGTAATATTTTCCTGCACGTTCATCCGGTACTTGTTCAGCAACTTCAATTGCTAATTCTGCATTAGTAAAAACTCCAACCACGTAAGAATGTCTTTCACGGTCACCAAATCGATAAGCAGTTACAACATATACATTAGCCATTAGTATTCTCCAAGTTTAAGTTCATTGCCATCAACATCGAACCAACAAGTATCACTGTAATAAGGATCTAATTCTCCCGCGATGAACAACGGTTCCCATCTTCCAGTATCATATGATAAAACTTTAACTTGTGCATCCTGAGGAAGAGTTTGTAGATACGTCATCAATTCAGCTACAGTAGTCATTATTTTTCTCCAAAGTGTTCAGATATAACATCTCTTGCTTGCCATACACCATGTTTAATTCCAGTATGGTATACATTGTCACAAGATAATTTTTCTTGTTCTTCCTCGATAACCCTCATACATTCTTGAATAATCAATTCAGCAAACTTTTCGACGTCCCGAGTCAAGTTAGAAGTATTCCATCCGTCATCATCAAGCAGTTTAACCTGGTAAGCAAGTTCTTTAATTTTGTCTTTCATCTCAGTTCTCCTAGCAATCGTTAGAACATTTACGGATTTCTTCAAGTGTATAGACTCCGCCATTGACGATAACCATCAGGCCAATCTTGGTGTTGAATACTTTGAAATATGAATTCTTAGTGGTTTGATAAATGATTCCACTAGTAAGAACAGCACCGATGATCAATCCATAAACAGCAAATAGGATGTTGGTTTTGAAAGCAGGATTTGCTTTGGTGATTTTTGATAGCATGATATAATTCCTCGTCAAAATAATAATATAAGGCTATTATCAACGATAATAGCCAGAAGTCAACTTTTAAAACTTGATATTGGTCCAAAAGTGTTTTTTTATTTTCCACTTTTCAACAACTGGCTTACCCATATCATCAATACCAGTGCAAATGTAAGCTACAGTTTTCTTGATGTTAGCAAATCTAACAGAACCATCACAGATTGCAATCTCAAATTTGAATCCATTATCAATACCCCAAGTTCCTTGACCTTCAGCTTTACCTTCACTAACTCTGTATTCGAAATTAGCAAAACCATTACTGAATAATCCACCTTCTTTTACTGCATCGTTGAAATAAGCCATTTTATAATTCCTCTTCAAGTTTAAATTTGTTAACCCGATTGGTTAACTTACGGCTATTATCCTTGATTATAAGAAAAGGTCAACAGGCAAATGAAAATAAATTTCGACATAAATACTTTTGAGGGATAGCATAGGGATATGCTTGGACAAGGACGTTCACACTAATTTTACCACAATTCCAGCTTCATCAAACATTTCTTTAGATTTCAAATACGAATCGTACCAGTTTGGTCTATCCAATAACGATTTTCTGCATATAAACACTTCTTTGATTCCTACCTGTATAATGCCTTTAGCACACTCGTGACAGATTGGTAATCCATATACGTACAATGAAGCACCATCCAACGATATACCATTATACGTAGCATTATAAATCATGTTCTGTTCTGCATGAACCACATACTGATATTTCGATTCACGGTTGTTCAATCTTTCTTCAGTGTCATCTATACCTCTTGGAAATCCATTATAGCCTGTAGATAGGATTTGTCGTTTGGATCCTACTGCTACTGCACCAATCTTCCTTGATGGGTCTTTCGACCAAGTAGATACTAACTCAGCCATCTCCATAAATCTTTCATTCCAACTAGGTTGTTTTATAAGCATACTCGATGGCTCCTGATGCTTCTCTGTGTAGTGGTCTTTTTGCATAGCAATTTGATGTGTTTCTGTCTAGTTGTCTAATAAGCTCTTCTAATTGATGAGCAGTGAGTGGATACTTTCTTTTGATTGCATTACAAGCAATACTAGCCATAATCTTATAAATCATCCGATATCTTCCTGTACCATCAGTACGAGCAATAGAAACGTATTCTGATATCAGTTTCTTATTAACAAATGGACAATCTTCATATGAGGTCCAAGTATAGTTCTTATCGGCCGCTTCTAAAAGCATATCCTGTCTCTGAGCAACAATCATCTTCTGTATATCGGGAGGCATTTGTTCCAATAGAGTCAAAGGTCCTCTAGGCTGTTCAAATTGATGCTTAATCATTAACTCAGTAGGATTAATGAATGAACCAACATTGGTGAATATAAAGTTATGAGCATCAGGATACGTTGCAGGAACGTAATACATTCTGGATAAGTCTTTAGTCTGTCCATCACCAAGATCATCAAATTCTTTATTCAAAGAGAACCAGAAGTGTTTGATTTTATCTTTGCTGACAGAATGAGTTAATGGAAATACTAATCTGAATTTTGGATATTCTGGTTTTGAACTAGAAGTAGAATAGCAGACGTAGTAATACTCACCAAATTTATTTTTCAATTCTTGTTCAAGATTGCCTTCAAATTGGTGGTTATCGATATCAAGAGCAGCCCAACCTGACCATTCAATTACAGCATCATTCGATCTTGTTGTATCTGGTTTGTATGTTGCTGGAGTAATTAAAGGAGAAGCCTTTACACCCTTAGGTGCTCGGAATTCTCCTTTCTTTAACTTATACCCAGGAATTCTAGCCATACTATACAACATCTTCTCAAAAGAATCCCACGTGTCGTGCTGTAACTGCTTATGAGTCTTGTTATCATAAATCGAACTAAAAGCAGTTAGTGAGTACATTATGAAGTATAATCCACAGTATTAATGAATACTACTTTACTAAGCAAACCTACATTGTCTTCATGAGTAGGAGCAATCCACCCTTCTGGTTTGATTAAATTGGGAAGATCGAGTGGATTAGTAGATTCTGGTTCTAGTTGACGTTCTTTGGCCATATTAGACGCGATCACTCTATCCCAAGCCTCATACGTATCAACTCCAAGAGCATCCAATGAAGAAACACATTCGAAACAAAGATTAATCAACGAACTTACTACTGCTTCAGCATTCTTAGCATCAGAGAACTTTTCAAACTCTCGTTCGATATTTCGTGATTTGAATCTCAAGAAGAATGCTAGTTGATTAGGAGTAAGTTCATTCATTGTAGTATTCACATCAAACTTATCATGCATATCTTCAATATCCAAACACCAGTTTGCACTCATTATATTCTCCCAAAAATAATATTATATCACAATTCTCTAAAATTTCAACTTACCACACAAGATAAGTTGAAATCTTTACTAACCAAACATGAATCGATTCTAAGCGACTAGCTTTTTTGGTCTGCCTCTTGTTTTCCCAGAGACTGGTTGGGTCAATTCTGACTTTGGGATTGGTGCTGGCATGACCTCCTTATTCTTCACAGAATTTCTATACTCAGTTTCATCAATTCCGTGTGGCCAAATAAAGAATCCAGCATCGACAACTTTGTCCAAGGTGATATTGGGAAATATACTTGGAATACTTTGGTCTTTTACTGCTATCACTAATTTTGCTTCAGCAGGATGTACTTCTTCTAATAATTGAATGAACAATTGCTCTCTTCTAAGTTTGTTTATATCGGCTCTCAGAAATCTATCAAATTTCTTAATCTCCATCCATAAGTTTGCTTTGACCATTCCTACAGGAGCAGCATCTTCTCTATAAGGAGGAGTTCCTTCAGGTAATAACCACTTACCTTTAGGAATGAACCCATACCCAAACAACAACTTCAAAATCTCGTTAGACGAGTTATCTTTCAATAACTGAAGTGTATCTCCATCATTAAAGCGTTGAAGCATTTCTACTACAGTCTCACGTTTATTCAATTCCATATTCCTTCCTAAAAATTATCTATTTCATTCAAAAGCAATCTCATCTTATTCTTCACCAAGTAACCAAAGATTGAATTCTTATTTCCTAATGGCTTATCGCCAAAAGCAGTAATAATATTATCATTGATTTCTTGAGGTATCTTATCGAATGAGATTAGCAACTCATTCCGTTGCCAATTACGTTTTTCTTCATCAGTATTACAAGCCTCAATTCCTAACTTGATAAATTGTTCTAGTCTATCCTTCTTCATTGCTTTCTGTCTAATACTATCAGCAAGACTATTATCTATACTAAGTATGTTTGGAATACCATCTCCAGAATCACCACAAGCAATATGCTCATTAATGAATTCAGGAACGCTCTTAGGTTTCTCTACATACTTTTTGAATAGAGGACTGTACTGTCTAATGTTTGCGTATCTATGTAGTTGCTTGAAATCTTTATCTGAACTAATGATCAGAGTCTTCTTAGGAATTGGTTCGAGTCCTCCTTCAGTAAGATAATTGTCCTGAGTCCATTTACATAAGCAAGCAATAACATCATCAGCTTCTGTTCTATCAAGTACGATTACTTTATATGGGAAATGAGCTTTCAATTCATCCCTAGTCTCGTTTAATACATCAAACACAAACTTCCAGTCCAGGTTAGATGCATCCCGTTTCTTCTTTCTACCAGATTTATAATAAGCAAACTCAGCCTTTCTCCAATAATTGGTACCATCACAAGCAAGTACAATATCAGAACCATATTCTCCCTCAAACTTCTTTTTGTTGGCCAAGATACTAGAGATGACAGTATGCTTAATAATGTTACGATTCTGTTCCAGATCAGATGAAAACTCCTTTTCCATCATGAATACTGAAGCTAATGATATTTGTGAATAGTCGATGATGATCAATTTAGATTCCTTATGCAAATACTTTTAAAATAATAACATTCTCATTAGTACGACCAGTAACAGAATGAGCTTTGGATTTCATATCTTGGAACAACTTCCCAAGTTCTCTCTTACCAAGTTTAGCATACTCTACCAACAGTTCTGGTTTTCTAATTGCTTTGGAGCAAGATGCCTCAATATCAAATCCTACTATAGAGGAACGACTGACTGAAATTTTGGATCCTTTTACAGCCTTATACATTTGTAACTTTCTTTTAACAGTATCATACAACCATACTTCCTGACAATCAACAATCTTGACTGGTTTTTCTGATACCAACTTTAGCTCATCAAACTTGGCAAGAAACTTCAGTAATTTTACAGCTACAGCAGGAGACTTTGGTTTCTTAGTAACAGTAGGCTTCTTAACACTAACCACTTGTTGAGAACACGACATAACCAAATCTTTCAATAACTTCAAATATGATTTGATCTGAGTAGATTTCAAATGACCATATCCTTCATTCAATTGTTCACAAGTACCGTTGATAGTCTCTTGTAATTCATCAATCTGTGCTTTATACACACTAGGAACTAATTTAGCTGCTTGCCCAGTAATAGACTTAGCAGAAGTTTTGAATGAAAAGTTTTTAGGATATCCTTGCTTAATGAATATATCAATCTCCTCATCAATATCAGCAATGAAGGTTGATAGCTCATCTTTATACTTGTCTTGATTAGAAGCCTTCTTAGGAGCAGACTTGGTTTTAGTAGATACAACAGAATTCAAAAGCTCTTTGAATTTATTGTTCATGAAAGCAAGTTCGTTAGAATCCAAATACTGATCATTACTAATGAGTCTAGCAAGAGTACCGACTTGACGGAATGAGGATTCATCAACTTTATTTAATAGTACTTTCTGCTTGTGATCTGTGATGTAAGCCAAAGCCCAAATCTTCTTTTCGGTATTGGTAGCGTAAATGTTGTACCAGTTGAGAGCTTGAATAAGATCAAGTTTGTATGTTAGAAAACTGATAGTGGGTTCACCTACTCCTTTCACCTTAGCATTAAGTTTAGCAACTGTTTCTCTACGTTTAGTAGCTCTGTTAGTTTCTGATGCTGTAGCCATAATATAAATCCTCGTTGATTAAAAATGATGTACCATTGTCCCACGTCCATGTGGGAATGTCAACAATTATTTTAATCGCATGATCCACAATCACTAGATGAAGATGAATCAGAACTACAAGCACAATCACAAGAACTTGCAGATGATGAGCTGCTAATAATATCATTAGTACTGTATGGGTTGGTTACGACAGTTGAAACTATATTAGCATTAGTAACTACGATAGAATGGTCGACTAGACTTTCAGTAACTGGAAACGTAGTTATCGATTTTTTAAAATTCTCACTAAAAGCAATTTTAAGATTACGATTATCTATTTCGAGTCTTTTGAGTTGCATATCTAAATTTGATATTTTATCTTCTAACTCATTATTCTTACGTTTTAGATTGTCGTACTTAACATGCAGATTAGCAAGATTATTTCCCAACTCTTGTATCTTTTTTTCGTTAGTAAACCAGACCATTTTGTTATCCTTTAAATGTATAGAATGTTAACCAAATTCCAGTAGCAATAGTTGCACCAGTTACCATGTATAATAAGATCATTGTGGTTCTCCATTAATAGAAATTACATTGGCAAAATTGAATGAACGCCATTGTTGAATCTCAGTATCGACTACAGCAATAGCATCAGTCGAAACTTCTCGTTTACCCTCTTTAGGTTCAGTAGATTCTCTTGCAGGAAATTTAGAAGGATCCAAAGTTCCTATCAATGTTCGTTCAGTACCGTCCTTCTTAGTGAATACGATTGTAACGTCAGACACTTTAAGTTGGTTCAGTAAGTCTTCTCTAGTCATTATCAGTATCCAGTTCATATTTCAATTTAGTCAAAGATTTCTGTTCACGTTTATAATCAGTTTTCAGCTTGATTACTTTGTGTCTGTACTTTGGGTCAGCTAATTCTGCCTTAACCCAGTTATGCCGATATTCGACTATTTCTTCCATCGTGTCCACTTGTTACTTCTCCCATGAAAGTACATCTTTTTGTTTCTTCCTGTTAGCATCTTGTGTAATCTATTAGCATTAGCAATACGTTTAGGAATCCTACAAAATCTATTACCCAACATTCTTAACAGTATATCAATTTTCTTCATTCATAACCTTAATATAATGATCAGCCAACAACAGAATCAATTGTTTTACCGACTCCTCAGTCACTTCAAGATAAGGATCAAATTCTAACCCATATAATCTATCGCCATCGACGTAATTACCTATTGCATACTTAGAACCAGACTTACCTATTTTTCTAACAATAGTATCGACTCCTCCAGATCTTTTCACAACTTCAAACTTTCCAAATACATCACCTTCAGAAAACTCTCCATAATGTTTCTGGAGCATCATTAGAAAGATGGGAATATGTTTAAACTTAACAATAATACTATCAACACCTTCAGTAATAATGATTCGCTTCTTTGTTGAGTGTGTTTCGATATTCATAATATTTTCCTATTTAATGTGGTCTAATGTATCAGCAGTATCACGGTCAATTCTTACTTCTAAGTATCTAGGAAGGAATAGTGACCAAGTATCAGTACCTTTCGAACTAATTTTAGCATTGTATTTTACTTCAATAATTTTACCGAGGAAATCTCCATTGAGTCTATCATCATCATTCAGACCAGAACCAACATTGACTTTCAAAAGGCCATCTTCAGATTCACAAATAAGAGCACCAATCTGACCTTCATACTTAGTACCTTCATTACCTTGCTGAATTCCTACTACTCGGAGAGAAGTAGTTTCTTCACCTTTGAATTTAACTTGAGTCTGTGATCTTTTAGGTTCCCAAATAGTATCAGTATTTTTAAGAATGATACCTTCATATCCTTTAGAGTAGTAATTCTCATATACAGTTTTTGCTTCATCTAATGATTTGACCTCTACACTTGGAACTAGATTAATTTTACCACGAAGATTCAGACTAATGAGACGATTATATCTGTGAACGTAAATCATTTCTTCTTTACCCTTCACCCAATTATCGTAGGAAATAATATCCCATACAGTCATAGTAATCAATTCAGCTTCTTCAGGAGTAATCGTACCTTTGTTAGCTTTATTCAGAATACCGTTACCGATTGCACGAGGAACCACCACACCCCATTTAGTAACCAACAATTCTCCATCAAATACTACATTCATACCACGAGCAGCATCTAGGAATTCTTGCTCAAGATTTCCTAACAAATCAAATGTCTTACCATTACGAGAATAAAAAGTAACTGCACCATTGTAAACTACAACATTACATCTCAACCCATCCATCTTGAGTTGAGCCATAGCAGGATACTTGATTTTAGCAAGTACTTTGTCGTTCATTGGAGAACACAACATAACGTCAAAGGTAGGAATCAAATCCTTCCACACTTTGTTAATAGTAGGAACACCAATACCACAATCAAGGTCCTTCTTAATAATCAACTCGATTACTTTAGCATCATCAACAGAAACGTCAGAAAGGATATTAGATAAGACTTCGATTGCTTTATTACCAGTCACTTTACGATCAGCAAGATCATTCATACGTTCCAATGCTTCAACCAACTCAATGTTGTTTCCATTGGTAGAATAAGCAGGAATCTTACGTTGGTAGTAATTGATATGAGAAGCAAAGGTTCTCACGAGAACAGATTTGAGTAAACTGTTATCTACATGACTTTTCAAGATAGACTCTTTGTCTAATCTTGATGATGTAGATTTAAGTTCATTAATGATAGGATAGATGCTCATTTTGTAATTCCTCTTCAAGTTTTATTAAGTTACGGCTATTGTCCCACGTCCTTGTGGAAAGGTCAACAATTATGTATTAGAAATCCAATCTTGTTCTACTGTAAGGAAACTTGGAATCTCTGGAGTTCTTTTGTATTCCCACCACTCAGAACCATCATACTCTGCTCGTTCCATCCAGGATCCATCATCAAAATACACTTCACCATGCAGCTCTTGACTACCATACCCATCATCATAGTTAAAATCTAAATCTTTCATAAAGGACTCTAACTCATATTGTTCAAAACCTACTGGTAAGTAAGCGTGAGCACTAGACACCTCTGAAAATCTTTTGTATGATACCCAAGCACACTTTACAGATACTGAATATTTTTTAGTAATATCATCAAGAGCATCAACAAGTTCTTTCTTTGCATTTATCATTTAAGCCACCAATACGAATTCAGGAGAGAAGTATTCACGTTCAGCAATAGGATCTTGGATGTCTTCTAAGTAATCGCCATTGAATTTAGTACCAAACACCATTTCTTTGAAGTTATCTTTCAGGAATTGTGTAGCAAAATCAGAGAACGATAAGTCGTGGCTGTTGTATGCATAGTTGAACTCTACACATCTTTCAACGCGATTTGCTTCAACTTCAATTTCTTCTACTGAAGTGATGTTAGCATTTTTCATTCTAGCAAAAGCAATCACTTTGAATGCTTGTTCTAGTTGTTTGTTAGAAGTTTGTTGGAAAGCTGGAGTAGCCGAAACAAATTTAGTAGTACCTTTTCTCATTTTATAATTCCTATATCAAGTTTAAATTTGTTAACCCGATTGGTTAACTTACGGCTATTATCCATCAATTGATGGAAAGGTCAACACTTTATTTAAATAATTTCACATCTTTTTATTAAAATATCCATCTGAGCTTTAGTCAGATTCATATCTTTCAACATATTGCTGAAAGCAGATTCGTAGTAACCAGTGACATAAGCATAGTTCACTGTTTTATCAACATTCCAACTAGCATTTCGAGATGATTCTTTTGCATTTTCAAATAATGCATCTAAACTTGCTTGGATTTGTTGTTCTTTGTTCATTTTATAATTCCTCTTCAATTTATTTAACTTACGGCCATTATCCTTGATTATAGGAAAAGGTCAACACTTTTATTATATCATTTGAAGAAATTAATTATCAATGAAATATTGATAATAAGAAAGCCAGCACGAGGCTGGCTATTTGAATACGAGGTATTGGATATCGTTTATCATAGTTAGGTGTGATATCGATAATCCTAGCTTCTCTGCGAGTCTGATAGAAGCAGTATTCTTTGCATCTACATGATAAGTGATAGGATTATATTGGTCCATGAAGAGTCTGCATGATTCATAAGCAATCCCTTGATTTCTGTATCGTCTCAGAATTATAATTGAACCAATTTTGTAATATTGGAAATCCTCAACTTCAAAGTGGAATTTCTCTTCTTCTGTGAATGTATTTCGGGGGAATGATAATCCTACTGGATCGTCATTGTACTTGATCACCATCATTGGCATTTGAGCTTCGTCCAACAATCGCTCTAGTAATCTTTTTCTAAGTCTAAATTCCAGAACTCTGTCTGGTATATAGTGTATTCTATCAAACCAGTCTCTACCAGTAAATTCAGATTCAAAAAATTCTCTATAGATTGGTAGAAACTTCGAATCATAATCATAGGTAAATTCTATGGTAACCATAGGCTACTCCTTGATTCTGTTAGCTTCCTTACTTCTCCGAATGGTCTCTTCACTAAAGAAATCTGGGTGGTAGTTTCCATCCTTATCCAGAATCTTTGCCTTATAGAGCAACTCCATCCTCTGCTCCTTAGTTAGGAATTCGTATATCTTAATTCCATCAATATTTATCATTTGAATAATGTCCGTACATGATTTCTGTGTATTTTTCCACCAACAAAGGCATTGTACCATTTGTCTGGTTGAATTAGTACTTCATTAATAATCTGTTCTTTCATTTCAAGATAGGAGCATTCACCTTTGGTTTGGCAGAAGTGAATAATTTCACGAGTGAATTTATCTTCTCCTAGTGCTTTAACGTCGTTCTGGAGTTCTAAGGAAGATGACCAATAAGTTCTCCAATCGGAGTCAACTTTAGTTTTGATACGTTTCTTCTTTTTCTCACCAGACTTTAGAGTGACTGTCTTGATGGAAGTTTTAGCAAACTTTGCTAGCTTCTTTCCAATATACTGGCGACCATCTACCAGATTAGTGATTAGGTAAACAAATCCTTCACAATCTGGTAGCTCGGTCACTGGATTACCATTATAGGTCCAACTCATTCGTCCTCTAGGCCATCGTCATCATGCAAGATAGGACTACCGCATACCGGACAATAGATAACGTCATTCTTCTCGACGCCATCTGTTCTTATAGTTACCATTCCTTGTGTTTCACATGAATCACAATCAAACATTTGTTTTATCATCTTTCTACTTCCCTGTTATACTACACCAAGACTCTTTCTTTTCTCCAAAGTAAGGTCGAGCATAGCCTTGTTTAATTAATTCTTCAGATAGCAATTTGCCATCCAATATTACGTCACCTAATACTCGTCCACCAAATTTATCCCATTCTTTAATAGAGACTTGATGAACTTTAGAACTAGCAACCAATCGTTTTGTGAATTCTGTAGCTGAATTACCTTTACTAGCTTCAATAGTACAATGAGCTCTGAATCCTTTCTCAGGAGTATCAACACCTAATACCCGAAGCGATAATACAGGTTTCAGTGGTTTGGGTAAGAATTCTGCTTTGAATTCTACAGTATCCCCATCAATGACTCTAGTGATGGGGAAGTTATAAACCTCGGCCGAAACCGAGGAGCTTAACAGTAATAATAAAAATAATTTCTTCATAAAGTTTTCCAACCAGTTTCAGTTCGAACCTTAACAGGATCTTCCGTCTCGATCCAAACCTTAGCACCACAGGATAATGGATCATCTGGCTTATATATCACCTTCCCATTTACAAAATCAACTTCATGGCCATACAAGTTCTCCTTGTATGTCTTACACGTGATAACAGGATTACGTTCTCCTGATTTAGCATTAGCTTTAATCACGTGTTGGTTAATGTGAATGATTCGTTTCATAAATCAACCATGGCACGAAATGCACTCGGATTTATTAGTTTGCACTCCACTTTCTGATCGAATATAGTACAGACTTTTAATGTATGGGTCCAAAAATGCCATCTTATGAACTGAACTAATATACTCTTCAGTCTCTTCAGAACTAAAGAACAGATTGATACTTTGAGCTTGATCAATATACTTCTGACGTACTGAAGCCAATCTAATGATCTGAGTTTGGTCAATTTCAAAAGCAGTCTTGAACACTAACTTCTCTTCGTCAGTAAGCCAATCAACGTGCTGTACTGAACCTTTATGATTGATAATGTCCTTCACTACTTCTTCAGAATAAACGTCCTTCTCTTTCATTAGTTTGAGTAAGGTAGGATTCACTCGATCAATCTTTCCAGCTGCAGTATTCTGTACGAAGGCGTTTTTGTATATTGGTTCAATGCCTTGGCTAACGGAACCACATATCAGAGCAGAACTCAGGTTAGGAGCAATAGCAATTCTGTGAGTATTTCTTACACCATATCCTTTACACCATTCTGGTTCTCCAAATGCTGAAGCCATCCATTGAGAAGCTCTTAACGATTCATCATGAAGATGTTTGAAGATTTCTGTATTCTTCAGATTAGCTTCGAATGATTCAAATGCAATATTGTGTTCTTGGAGATATGTGTGGAATCCTAACAATCCTAATCCTAGAGCTCGGCTTTTAGTAGCAAATCGTACTACCTTTTCCATCCCAGTAATTTTACTACCAATATTGATTAGGTCTTGATTCACACAATCAAGAAATACTGTTGCATCAAATACCGCAGTAGTATCTTTCCACTCATCATAGAGAGAAGCATTCATTGATGATAATACGCAACTAAAGGTATGGTCGTCATCAGAGAACAATTGTATTTCTGAACAATTGTGTACCAATATGTCATTGGCAAAAAAATTATGATTATCTTCTACCGATATGTCATAAACGTCTTCTTCATAATCTAAATATTCAATTGCTATCATGTTATCCTCTTAAATATAATCTATAGGGTTTAAATCTTTACACCACTTTTGATGTATCTCACGCTTGTATCCAGTTCGTTCTTCTACTATCGGAAATAGATCCTTTCCATAATTGAATCTATACTTGGACAAAGATTTTGGAAATTGTAAACCAGTTTTCAACATATACACCTTTCTGAAAAATGCCAGTGATGGAATATTCTGCAACTTGTTGCTGAGTAGTATAAATTCTTGTAAAAACTCTTCGTTTGTTATACCACTAAACCTGCTATTATTTTCGCCATCCGTATTACTAGTAGCGCCACTCCAATCTTCAGTCAACCTTTCATCATTTATTGAACAATATATACGTTCACCTGTCACCTTATTATAATATGTATGATTTCCTTTAGAATGATGAACCCATTCACCTGATAATATTTTTGGATGATTTTTATCAAAAGATCCCATTATATCTCCAGTAATTACACATTTAACTGGAAATGTGTCTTTCCTTGATTCAGAAATCCTTCTTATACCATCTTCAGTTTGCCATCCATGATTGTGTCGAAAATCTGAACTATTTTGTTTCATCCAGGCATAAGATGATCTTACCTTATTAGATATTATGGTAGGAATGCTTCCGTACCTTGGGTTAGTTTTGATGCCGTTTATAATACATCTAACTGCAACAAAATCGCCCCTATCACCATAGGCTTTATATCTCAATCTATGAGCAAACAAATGTTCTTCAGGCAATAATACTACTAAATTAGTGTCTATATCAGTTCCACCAACCGATCTCGGAATTATATGATGAACCTCTGTATATAATGAATCGTATTGTAATCTAAAGTCATGTTGATTGCGTTCTAACATCCTTTTTCTAGGATCAGTATTCTGGCAATGTGAAACAAATTCGTCGTATAATTTTTTATAATTCATAAAATCTCCTTTAATGATATAGTATTTATAATAAAGGAGATTTCACTACACAGAACTATTTCAATAGCAGAATATCGTTTTCTTGAAGTTGGCTTGCTTCGACGTATCCTCTATTCTCAGTGAATACCTTATGACATGGAGTACATTTTATAAACTTGCCAGTCCGTTTATCTGTAATTTTCATGAGTTTTGCATTACGTCTCATCTGAGCGGACTTGGTAATTTTCTTCCACTCACCCACACCACTTTCTACATTATACGACCAAACCTTCCAATTTTCAACATCATCATTTTTACCTAGGTAATTATTCAAACCTTCCATAGATACTTCAATCTCACCACTCATATCACCTTTGATATTGATTCTAGTGTCGCCCGATAAACACAAGTTAGATGCCTTTACTGTAAGGCCCAAGTCTTTGTACATTTGAGGATTTTGGCGATTTACTTTATCGATGAACTCAAAGTATCCTTTACCAGTAATCATTTTAAGTTTCAATGCTTTCTGATATCGTTCAATTGCGTCAGGATCTCCTGCTTCTAATCTAGCAATGAACGCGTCAGTAACATTCCAACCAATATTAGCATCATCAGGTTGTTTGTTAATATAGTTAACTAATTCAAAGAAATCTGGGTGGTCAATTTCAATATAGCCAGCCCATGCTCCTCTACGTTGTGAACCTTGGCTAACGTCTCTCGACATTTGAACGTAATCTTTGAATACAGGAAGTACTCCAGAAGCACTACCTTTAATGCCCGAGATTTTAGAACCTCTAGGTCTAATACCTCCCAAGTAACTAGAAGTACCAAATCCATTCTTTGAAAGAATAGCAGCTTCTGTTTGTGAGTTATAGAATGAGAAAATAGAATCTCCTACTACTCCTCCTGAACAAGAAACAGGACAACCAAATCCAGTACCCATATTAGACAATACAGGAGTCGAAGCTGCTAACCAACCGTTCCATAATAGATTGAAGAATTTAGTTTCCCATTCAGCAGGATTACTTGTATACGAAGCAGCATGACTAGCCACTCTTGTATATACGGATTTCAAGTCTGGATGAGATGGAGTCAAGTAGCTACCTTTAAGCATCTGCCATGCAGCAGTAGTACACCAGTTAGGTAATAATCCTTGTTCTTGAAGGAGTTTACGTTCTTCACCTAATTCTTCATAAATTGATAATTCATTCACCATGTAAAATTTCCTCAAGTTTTAATTTATATAAATACGTTATATGTAAAGCAAAAAGGTGTTAGTCACGGATTGCACTCCTACTAACTCTAAACATTCTATCAATAATCAGGAGACTATTATGTCCAGCACAACTATATATACACCATTCACTTATTGTATCACATTTCTCCCAACAGGGCAACGATACTATGGTGTTCGATATGCAAAAGGTTGTCATCCTTCTCAACTTTGGACGACCTACTTCACTTCATCAAAAATAATATCCAATCTTATAGAAGAATATAGCAAAGATTCATTCACCTTTGAAGTTCGAAAAACATTTATCAATAAAGATTCTGCTCTATATTGGGAAACAAAATTCCTTACAAAAATAAATGCAGCAAACCATCCAGAATGGCTCAATGGTCATAATGGCGATCTAAAGTGGAATAATGTTGGTGGATATAAACTCACCGAAAAAACAGTATCCAATATGAGAAAACCAAAATCAGAATCTCATAAACTAAATATGAGAACACCAAAATCTAAAGAACGGAAACTTTCAGAAAGAACCAAATGTTTTGAGAAAACAGGATATTACTCTAATTTTGAAAATCCAGATATTATTCAAAAATGCAAAGATTCGTATTTTCAAAATACTGGATATACTCATAATTCAAAAAATCCAGAAACTATTCAAAAGAGATCAGATAGTTATTTTGAAAAAACGGGATATGCTAACCCCTCAAAAAATCCAGAAGTGTTAGCACACCAATATGATTCGTATTTTCAAAATACTGGATATACTCACCCAAGCCTCAATCCAGAAGTTCAAGAAAGAAAAATCCAAACCTATAAAGACACATGCTCTAAAAGACCTCCTATAAAATGCCCCTATTGCGATGTTTCTGGCAAAGGAGGCATAATGGGTAGATGGCACTTTGATAATTGTAAATTTAAACCCTTACCAACTGAATGATTTTTCTTTCCACGATCTCGTGTATGATGAACCTTGAGAACTGAAAAAATCGTGCAATACTCCCGTCGAATCTATGTCTTTATAGAACCAGGTTTTAATTGGGTTGTATGTAGGCTTAAAAATTGCTTTGTATCCTAAATTTTCCAAACAAATATCCAATCTTGATTCAACAAACGCTTTTAATTGTTTATCAGTAATCCCCTTAATATTGCCCTTCTCGAATATCTTATCAATAATAATAGATTCGTGCTCGAGAATGACTCTTGCAGTTTCTTCTAGTTCTTCTTTGAGCTGTTCTCTTCCGCTGATGGTTAACTGATCATCTTCAAAGGCTTCTTTATCCAGAGTACGGTATAACCACGCGCCAGCTTGAGAATGAAGAGTTTCATCAATAGCTGAAAAGTTGATTCCAGCATTGACATTAATCAACTTATTTTTACCTACAGAGTTGAAATGTTTAAGAAAAGCAAATGAACTATACAGGATAGCACCTTCGATCATAGAAAACACACCGACCGATTTAAGTACATTGTATACGGTATCTTTCTTAGTGGTTCTTTTAGCAATCCAGTTCATTCTGTTAGCTAATACTTTATCTTCTTTGTATGAGTTATAGAATTCTTCCGTATCCAATCCCAACACTTCATTAATCTTATTATAGAATGGAGCATGAACTCCCAACTCCATAAAAGAGAATGTAGAAGCCATACGTTGGATGTCTGGTCTCGGAAACACTTTACTTACATAGTTTTGCCAATAATCATTACCAACATTGAGTTCGTATAATGTGAATAATTTTAGGGTAGATATTACACCATGGTATTCTGCTTCAGTGCAATTGGTTTTGAGATCGTGTAGATCCTTTTCTACATCAATTTCATCAGGAAACCAAATGATAGATGCCTGTTGTTCAGCAAATTCTATAGCTGTAGGGTAATCAACAATGTATTCCGATTTAGGAGTTAGTAGTCTAATGCTCATACGTCACCTTTTGTTATTGTCATAAAATTCCTTATAATATAATTGTAAATAAAATTACCAATGTGATTACCAAAGGTATTACTAGATAGTCTAATATTGGATTATTCATTTGCCTCCAAATATTTCTAAATTGATAGTGTCATCTCCTGCCTTATAATTATCCAACTGATATTCCTGAAACATCACAGAATCCATATCCTGGATGAATTCTTGAATTGATTTTGAAATTCCACAATTGAAACACTTATAAAGCAATTTATAGTGCTTGTGGTATATATTCCCTCGTGCTTTCTTTGGATCTTTCAAAGAGTCTCCACAATAAACACAACTAAATCTCCAAGCATTCTCATTCACGACCTTGAAGTTTCTCAACTGAGAAGAAATTTTCAAAATGTACTTCTTATCAACACACATCATAATATGTCCCCAAATGAACTATTATAAAGAAGTATACAGGAAGGCTTAGGATTGTTCAACATTATTATGAATAACGCGATTTAGTGTTTTACCCTCTTTAGAATCAAAGAGTTATACGTGATATTTTAGTGTTTTTGATGAATTCGAGCAATAATGCCGATTAATGGTAATAAACTAGTGTTTACTAGAAAGTACTTTATAATTCAGGAGTTACGTAAACTATAAAGT